GATGGGTGATGAGATTGAAGATAGTGGAAAACAAGCAGAGAAATCATCATCAAAACTAAAGTCGCTTGGTGGTGTTTGTAAAGCTGTAGGAGCAACCATGGCAACAGCATTTGCAGCGGTCGGTGCAGCTACTATGGCAACTGGAAAAGCACTGGTTAACATGACAAGAGAAGGTGCAGCATTTGCAGATACTGTATTTACTGAGGGTGTGGTATCTGGAATTTCAAGTGAGAGAGTTCAAGAGTATAGATACGCTGCAGAGCTTGTTGATGTATCGCTTGAAACTATAACTGGTTCAATGGCAAGACAGATTAAATCGATGAAGGCTGCAAAAGACGGATCGAAAAATGTAATCGACGCCTACGACCAGCTTGGTGTTTCAATCATGAACGCAGATGGGACTCTTAGAGATTCAGACACGGTTTACTGGGAGCTCATTGACTCACTTGGGAAAATGACAAATGAAACCGAACGTGATGCACTTGCAATGACAATACTTGGTAGATCTGCCCAGCAGTTAAATCCACTAATCACAACAGGTGCTGAAAGAATGAAAGAGCTAGGAAAAGAGGCACATGAAGCGGGTTATGTTTTATCTGATGAGCTACTTGGTGCATATTGTGAATTAGACGACCAGCTGCAATATTTAAATAACGGCACCACTGCATTAAAGCACGCAATGGGCACAATCCTATTACCTGTATTAACTGAGCTTGCAACTGATGGAGTATCAATGCTTGGTGAGTTTACAAAAGGTATAAAAGATTGCAAAGGTGATATTTCTAAAATGTCAGAGGTTGTAGGAAAGGTGCTACCAAAGTTTCTAAAGCTGGTATTGAAGTATGTCCCTCAAATTATGAAGATGGCATCAGCAATTGTAGAATCATTTGCAACTGCTTTAATTGATAGTCTTGATGTGCTAATTGACACTGCATCAGAGATTGTATTTTCTTTACTTGAGGGAATGTTACAGGCGATGCCAAGACTTGCAAAAGGTGCGATTAAACTTGTAAAGACATTAGCTGATGGCATACTTTCAAACCTTCCAAAAATTCTCGAAGCTGCAATTGTATTAATAGTAACTTTAGCTGAAGGAATAGCAGGAGCCTTACCAAAACTAACACCAGCAGTGGTATCAGTGGTTATAGAACTTGTAAAAACACTGGTTTCAAATTTGCCATTAATACTTGGAGCTGCATTTGAGTTAATTCATGGACTTGCTGAAGGGATAATCGAGGCAATACCAGTCCTTATTGAAGCATTACCAGAGCTTATTACTGCAGTTATACGGTTTTTACTAAACTCGATACCAGAGCTTGTAGGTGCGGGAATTGAGTTATTTACTAGTTTAATTCAAGCACTACCCACCATTATTGCAGCTATTATAAAAGCAATTCCTGAGATTATTGACGGCATTATTGGAGCAATTTTTGAGGCAATTCCACAAATCATAGAAGCTGGAATACAGTTATTTGTTTCTTTAATTGAAAACCTGCCAGTAATCATACAAACAATAGTTATTCAAATTCCACAAATCATTACAGGTATTGTAAATGCATTATTAAAAAACATCGGCAAAATGGTATCAGCTGGAATTTCACTGTTTACAGCAATAGTAAAAAACCTACCAACAATTATTCAAGAGGTAGTAAAAGCGGTGCCACAAATCTTAAGCTCAATTGTAAAAGCGTTTAGTGGTGGCTATAACCAGATGAGTGAAATTGGGAAAAATCTAGTAAGAGGATTGTGGAGTGGTATTCAAAGTCTTGCTGGTTGGATAAAAGACAAAGTATCTTCATGGGCTAACAGCTTATGGTCTGGAATAAAAGGACTGTTTGGTATTCAATCACCTTCAAGAAAAATGGCATGGATTGGTGATATGTTAATGCAAGGAATGGCAAAGGGAATAGACGAGGGTGCGGGTGAAGCAATAAAATCTGCAGACGATGTAACTGAAAAGCTAAATGATACATTCAATAATCTAAACCAAGAGGCAAACTTTAAAGTGCATACAAATATTGATGGTCAAAGCGAGAAGTCTATATTAGATAGTATCAGCAATGTGTATTTATATTTAAAAGACAGCTTAAAAGTTGGTCCTGGAGATATGTACAAAATGCAAGAGTCTACTCAAAGGATAGAGGTTAGTGTTCCAGTATATCTTGACGAAGCTTTAATCGCAACTGCAACTGGTAGAGTTCAAAGCACGAGGAATTTAGCATACATGCGAGCAATGGGGGTGTAACATGGCATTTTCAATTTATTCAAAAAATGGTGCTTTACAAACTGTTGTAGAAAAAGTCTTATCTTGTGAAACCTACATTACTTTAAGCGGTGTTAAGACTTTAGATTTTGAAACCTTACTAACTGACGAGCTACTTTCAAAGTTAAACCAAGCAGATTTAGTTGTTGAATATGCTAGCGACTATTACGACATTGTATCCATTGCAAAATCACTTACAAGAGGACTTTATCAGGTAAAAATCAGCTGTGAGCATGTGTCATATAGATTAAACGAATATACTAAAACCACATTTGTTGAAACTGGCACACCAAGAGAAATACTAACTAAAATTCTCGAAGGCACAAACTTTCAAATCGGTATAGTTGACTCACAAGAGATATCCACATTTGAGTTAAATCAAGATGCAACAGTTAGAAGCCTTGTGTTGAAACTTGCAGACACATTGAATATGGATGTTAGTTTTGACTTTTACTCGGTTTCTCTACTAACGCATAAAGGTAGAACTGAGCCAGTTGATTTAATTTGCGATAACGTGGTGTCAATTTCAAAAACTGTAAATACGGGAAAGGAAAAACCAGTGTATCAAATCACCATTAGAAAACGACAAGACATCATAGTAGGGGATGAGTTACATCTGAAATTTACAAAACTTGGTATTGATGAAAATGTAAGGCTCATTGGCATTAGGGGAAAACCGTTTACATCAAAAAATCTCGAGCTTGAAGTTGGAGAAAGTGAAACATCACTAGAAGCTGATCTTGTAGAAGCTGCAAAACAAACGGTAACTAAAAACACATCATACTACGGTGTTAAAGTATCAGAGCTTAGTGGCTTAACAATTGAAAGAAGTGATGAGAGTGCAAAAGTCATAATGAACGCTGACGAGTTTAGAATGCAGGCACTAGATGATGAAGGGGTTTTAGAAGATAAGCTATATTTCGATCCTGAAAGTGGTAGCTACAAGTTTAAAGGTTCAATTGAGGTACAAAGTGGAAGTATAAACATCAACGACAGATTTATTGTTGACGCAAATGGAAATGCCTACATGTCTGGTGAAGCAACAATCTACGGTGGGAAATACTATGCAGGAATGCCAGGAGGAGATGAAGGCTTTTCACAAATGACTGCAAACGGTTTTGAGGTGTATAACAGTGATGGTGATTTAAAGCTAAAACTTGGCTACACCACGGAAGATGAGGACTTCCCATTTTTACAACTAGGATCTGGATTTGGTGCAACTAAAGACTTTGGGCTGGTTAAGAAATTCACCGACGGTCTTTGGATAGGCAATTCAGTGCCAGCAGACGATCAAGGCACATTCACACCAATGACAGGATACAACGGCATATTTTTCAAGTTTAGCGATAACACTGCATATGTTGTAAAAGATACTGATATGAAAAACATCTACACAGGTGCTGCCATTGCAAAATTTGGGTGATAGATATGAAAGAGCTAAAGCTAAGAAAAGACTATCCAAACTTTGACTGGAATAAAAACGCTGACAGACAACAAGCCCACCATGCACTCATATATAGGGAAAACACATCGCTATTTAAAAAGACTGTATGGAATGACATAGTAGATTGTTTGAAAAACGCACTTGTTGAAGTAGGTCTTACATGGAGTGATGAGTTTGGCTCTTATGAAGATACAAAGTTTGAGCTAACCTCAAGTCCTGTAAACTTTACTGCTAGAAGATTTAATGCAATAAGCCACAATGTGAAAGTGGTAATAAACTCAACATTTATTTGGCAGTATGACACAAACTATGAAGGCTTTGTTGGAAGAGATAATTACCGTGGCTTTACAGAAACCCTTACACCAGACACCGTATATGGCTCTGCACTAATTGAGCTTACAAGAAAAGTTAATCTCTTAATCGACATCTTAAAAGACGAAGCAAATACACTGAATAAAGCAAGCAATACAAATTTAGAAGCTAGCTCAAACACTATTCTTTCAGTGCCAGAACTTAGTGCATTTGACACCTTTTTAGTAGAAACTTTAAAAAGTGATGTAACGGTATCTAACCACGAAGCAGCGGAGTTTAGCATAAATGAGAGTGTTGAGTTTAAGCCACAAGCTGACATTAAATTAAAACATGCTGGAGGTACAATAAGGGTTAATTTGAAAAACTATAGCTTCTATGACGCGGTGATGGAGCTTGAAAGGTTATACAGTAATCTCTACTCAACCATCTATCATTTAGCAGTAACAAATGCAAAGTTAATAATAAACTACAACAGTGTAAAACTAAGAGCTGAGGTGCCAAGTGTATTAACAGAAACCTCTAACATGGACTTTGCAGATATTGGTAGGCTTGTTGCAAATAGTATATTAAACGCTTTAACAGATGCAACACTGGGTAATGTTGAGCCACTTGATTTAGAAACTGAATACCTTTCTCAAATGATTGCAGAGGCTTTGGTTAGTGTAAAAGGAAAGAGGCTACTAAAGATTAGATTAAAACCTGAAATGACATTTACAGCAAGTATTGATAACTATAAAGGATCGACTTTTGTTTCAATCACTGCACATATCTTAAGAAACAATGCAAATGCGATAACTAGGGTGGCGAGAAAAGCCTCATCACAAATAACCTGTGAAGCTATAATGTCAATTCCAGATTTAATTCGCTGTGTTGCAAACCCAATGCTATCAGAGTACATAGATTGTGTATGTAATATTGAAAACGAGATGGTAAAGGGAGTTGCCACAAATACTGGTAGTGATGTAGATATGATGGCTGATATTCTAAGCCTGATGAAAAAGGGAAAAGCAAGAAAAACAGCGTCAACAGTTAATTGTATTTTAAGCGAAAGCGGTGAAATTGAGAAAACCTTAATTAGATTACTTAGCTATACAAAAGAGCATAAGGCAAATATATCATCAGAGGCTAAAAGGTTTCAAAGGTTACTTCAAGAATCGGTGGTTGCATCAAAGTTTAGAGACAACATTCGCTTAGACCTTTGCATCTCTGGAAGCACACTGGAAGTTATATCGACTTTTCTAATGGGTGGTGATTCAAACCTTGATGCAATAAACTATGGCGATGATTACTTGAAAACCAATACCGCTTTTGAGCTATATTTTGACAGCGATATAACTAGTTTAGAAGCTACTTCACTTGAGATAAACGAGGTGATTTATGATAGTGGTGATGTATCGCTTGAGGTTTTAAATACAGCTGAAAGTATGCAGGTAGATGTAAAAGCGTTTGAAGTAGTTATACCAAATACAAATATTAGCATTGTGAGTTTAACCTCTATAGTTGTAGGAAATATCTCTCACGATGCTTTTTCATTTGCAGACATTACCTTTGACGAGGCTTCGTGGTATAACCCAGTACAAATAGAAAACCTGCTTGAGATTTATCAGGTGTATGGTGCAGAGCAAGTAGCGGGGAACTTAGATATTCAATAGGTGGAAAAATGAGAAAGACGAATATAAAACTTAAAAACAAAAGTGGAGTAGATGTTGTATATAGCGATATTGAGACGGTTTCTTTTGATGGTGAAGATGGCAATAAAAAGGTGTTCTCACTTGGAAATCTTGCAGAAAAAACCATAATCTTAGACTTCACAGCTGGCAATCAAGAGGTGGTAGCTTCACTAGACGAGCTGTATGGCAAAGTCGTTATTTTAAAGCCAGATACTTTCGTTGCAGAAAACATTGCGGAAGGTGTAGTAATTGCTGGAATTGAGGGAATATTTGAGGGTGCAAAGGAAGTGCCAACACTAAATACGCCAGCAATGACAAGAAATGGTAATACTGTAACAATTACAAATCCAAGCAGTAATGGAAACTTCAATAAAGGCTTTAACATCTACTCAAATGGTGAGCTTGCGTTTTATCAAACTGGATATCAGATAGATCTAATTGCAAAGTTTGAAGTTGAGAAAAACCATGTGATAGAAGCTAGTTGTGTTAACCCATTAATGAATGAATCTAATAAAAGTAATTCAATACTATTTGCCATTTACTCAATTGAGAAAGTGTTTGATGAGCATATAACTACACTCGACACAACTACAAAAATAACTGATGGATTAAGATATACCTTCCTTGTAAAAAGTGAGTTTGGCTACTGGCTACCAGAGAATATTAAGGTATACAAAAAGGCAAATGGTAGTGATGAGTATTTACTAACCGATCAGTATGAGTATTCAATGTACAACGGTCGGATCACATTTAAATCAATGAATGGGAATGTAAGGATTGAAGTTAATGCAGACACAGAACCGCAGATTAAAAGTCCAGAGTTAAAGATTAATGACTATACACATTTACTTACAACCAAACTACCAAGATATGCACAAAGGCTTTTAATCTACCACGGCGATGAAATTATACATGAAGAGGTGAAAGCAGAGGAGCTTTTAAGTGTTGCAGTTTTACCAGTGGAAGGTGCGGTACATACATTTCTATATGATGAAAAAGATGGCTACTACAAACCAAGTAATGCTGGGGTAAATAGTAGCTTTTCACTTTGTAGAATAAAGTTTACAAACGAAGGTGAGCCTACAACTGTAAAGATGTTATGGATGCAGTTTTCTGAGCACTATTACGACTTTGGTATGGTTGGGAAAATAAATACGCACTTGATGTTAAATAGCTTCAATGAACCAGCAGCAAATATTCTACTTTCAGGCTATGGGAAAAACATGCAAACACCACAAGAGCTGATACTTGATGTGCCAACTGGTGAGTGTTTTTATGAGGTGAAGTATAAAAAAGATGGTGGTAACTATGCAGGCTGGGATATGTTTATTTTCAACCTTGCACTAACTGATGTAGCACCAAAGATGGCAGACGATGAAATTGCAATAACACCAGACTATGTGCTGAAGCTAAGAAACCCGTACTATAAAAACCGAATATCAGCAAATGTTACCCATAAAGTCTATGCAGACGATAATTTAATCTATACAGAAAAGGAGGGAATTTAAAATGTCGATACAACTAGATTTAAAACAATACATAGAAACCTACGGCTTACACCAGATAAAAGTGGTGGCAATGGGTGAGGGTTTTAGAAATAGTAATGAAGTGTTGAAAACCTATACCAACAAACCATATATCGAATATCAAGACGATGGAATACTTGTAGCTAATGTGCTACTTGGTATTTCAAGCCTCGATCTATATATCGATGAAGTGCTAGAAAAAACCATCAGCCACGATGAAACCTTAACCGACGATGTGCTCATTGACTTTACAAATACCACGGTAACTGAAGATAGTACAAATCATTTTAAAGTGGTAGTTCACACTGGTTATGGAGATTTTGAAAGTAATGAAATTATAACTAGTAGAGTTTTGGGAGTTAGTGGCATGTACGACCAAGCTGTTGAACTTACAAGAACAGATAAAGCGGTGGGTAAGACCTTTAATATTGATACTGCTACAGGTATTGTTACAAGCGACTTTGACGACGAGTTCCCATATAACGAAATGGTTGAAGTTACCATAGACGATAGTGTATTTATTTCAATCCCAGAGATGTGGTGGAGAATAGGTACAGATGAAAACGACAACATCACCGACATCGCAGTTGCAAGAGGGAAAAAGGGTGCTGGGAATTGGTATAAGTCAGATGCGTTTTTGGTGGGTAAGTACATATCATTTCAAGAGAGCAATAAAATGGTTTCAATGACTGGAAAATTAACTAACCAAACCTATACACCAATTCAATGGACAGACTATGCAAAAGCAAATGGCACTGGATACAAACCCTATGGAGCCTATGAGCATACAATTTTATCGTTTCTCTGGCTAATAGAGTTTGCAAATAAAAGGTCGAGAAACATAATGAACGGCTATGTAGGAGCTAACCAAACAACTGGTGGCACTGATGGAATTATGGCAACTACTGGATATGACACAGCAAATAATAGAATGAAGTATCGAGGCATTGAGGACTTTTTAGGAAACGATGCGATGTGGCTACCAGATGTTACAGGTGCTTACTATACCTCGAGAGATGTTGAAACCTATAAAAATGGAAAAGTAGATAAGACTCAGCTTTCATACTATAAAAACCTTACAACTGGTTATGGCTGGAGAGTCATTCAAGCACTTGGTTGGGACGCTAACAATCCGTTTATCTGTATGCCATCAAAAATTGGTATATCAAGCTCAACTACTACATACTTTGGAACTGCCATGTACGGACCAAATGGAAGCAACGATATGCTTGCAAGAACCAAGTTGTATTCAAGCTATAGCAACGATGCAACTTTATTAACTTTTATCTTTGACTACCAGTTTGGAAACTCAACAGATACGGTAGCTTCAAGATTAATAAAATACGAATTTTAGGAGGATAGAAAAATGATTACACAACAAACAGCAAACGCAATTTTAAACGCATTCTTTGGAAGAGCACAATATGCCATGTTAGCTTCAACTTGCTACATCGGCTTATCAACAACGCTACCAGATGCAAGTGGCAACAACTTTACAGAACCAGATGCAACAACTGGATATTCAAAGGTAATGATTGGAAACTATAACCAGTCAAGCACAATGCTAATGTCACCAGCAACTGCAGGAACGATATCAAACACAGAAAACATCATATTCTTCCCTGAGGCAACATCAGCTTGGGGGACGATAACACACTTTGGTATTTTCACAAGTAAGACATCAACCGTGCCAATTATGTGGGGTGCACTTACAACATCGATATCAGTACCATCTGGCTACATTCCAATATTTAGAGCTGGTGCATTGAATGTATCGTTACAGTAGGAGGTGAAAAAATGGCAAAGTATATAGAACTTGAGGGTGAAATAAAGATAGATCTACTATCAATTTTAGAGCAGATTAAAAAACCAAAGGAGGAATAGCTATGACAGAATATATTGTTACTACTGCATCAGTTATAACGGCTCTTGGGGTAATTCTCGGAGTCGTTTTAGGTGTGTATAGATTTTATTTAAGCACCAGTAAACACGATGCAGATATAAAGGAAATAAAGGAAGAACAGAAAATTTTAACTAAAGGAGTTCTCGCATGTCTTAAAGGATTAGAAGAACAAGGTTGTGATGGTCCAGTTACAACTGCAATTCAAGACATAGAAGAATACCTAAATAAACAAGCACATAAATAGGGAGGTGCAAGATGGAATATTTAAATCTAATATCAATTCCTGCAATCGCAACTGCGGTTTATTTACTAATTGAGGTAATTAAAAAAGCTGCAAAATACAACGAAAAGCTAAGTCATTTCTATCCATTAATCGGTTTAGCACTTGGCATAGTTGCTGGTGTAATTTGTTACTACTTCATTCCAAATATCATACCAGCAAAAAATGTTGTAATCGCAATGGTTGTAGGCGGTGCAAGTGGCTTATCTGCTACAGGCACTAATCAAATATTTAAACAAATTAACAAGAGTAAAGATAAGTAGAAAGTAAATAAATTAAAAAGGTTAATAGGAGCCTACTGGATTCAATGTCTGGTAGGCTTTTTCATTTCAGGAGGTACAGAAAAATGACCGAACAAGAAAAGATGCAAATTAAGAAGATGCGAGATGCAGGGTGTAGCTATGGCGTAATTTCTAGTGAGCTCGGCATTTCAAGGAGTACCATAAGTACATTTTTAAAGACGCTGGACAGTCCACCAAACTGCTGCCTTGAGTGTGGAAAGAAACTAGTTCATATCGAAGGGCATAGAAGGAAAAAGTACTGCTCGGATAAATGTAGACACTCATACAACAAAAAGTTTGGAAACAACAATGTGAATATGAGCTACGAAACGGAATGTGCGTATTGCCATAAAAAGTTCAAGACATACAAGAGTCTAAAGAAAAAGTACTGCTCTTGGGATTGTTACCTGAAAGGAAGATACGGAGGTGTGAGTCATGAAAGACAATGAAATCAAATATTTAAATGCTATGGCTCAAGCTAGAAGCATGATGAAGCAAGGTTTAATTACAGAAAAAGAATTTATAAAAATTGAAAATAAAATGGCAGAAAAGTACTCGTTGAGTGCACTAAGCCTATATAGAGTTAATGACTTGATAATATCTAACTTTAGAGACATATATATGTTAGAAACTAGTGAGGTACAAGCAGGATGAGATGCATACAAACATTAGAAGCAAAAAAGCAAATGCCTAGAAGACTAAATGTTTGTGCCTACGCAAGGGTGTCAGTTGATAAAGAGAGCATGATGCATAGTCTTTTCAATCAGGTAAGTTACTACTCAAAATACATTCAGTCTAATCCTAAATGGAAGTATGTAGGGGTTTACTCGGATTTTGGTAAGACTGGCACAAGAGGAACTAGGGGCGACTTTGAAGAGATGTTTCAAGATGCACAAGACGGCAAGATTGATTTAATACTTGTAAAGTCCATAACTAGATTTGCAAGAAACACAGAAATTACTCTCCAATGGGTAAGAGCGATGAAAGAAATCAATGTAGATATCTACTTTGAGTCGGAAGGGATAAGCATATTGTCAGCAGATGGCGAAATGCTAATCACACTGTTTGCAGCGTCAGCTCAGGAGCAAGCTAGGAACTGTAGTTTGAATGTGCTTTGGCGTGTAAAACGGCACTTTGAGCAAGGTATCCCATACGGTGGTAAAGATTGTTTAGGATACAGGATAGTAGATAAATGTTACCTAGTCGTTCCTGAAGAGGCGGAAATTGTAAGAAGGATATTTGCACTATATTTGGAAGGGAACGGTTACTGTAAAATAGCAAAAATTCTAAATGATGAAGGAGTCCCATCAAAGTCAGGGCAAATATGGAAAAAGAATACTATTAGGACCATTCTTAACAACTACAATTACACAGGCGATTTAGTGCTACAAAAGACATATGTACTTGATTATCTTTCAAAACTAAAGAAAATTAACTACGGCGAAAAGGATAGATATCTAGTTGAGAATAACCACGAGCCAATCGTTAGTAAGGAAGTTTTTATGAATGTNAAAANGGTACAAAAAGAAAGATNTAGNGGTGGGCGNGCAAAACAAGTAACTCGTCTATCAATTCATCCATTTGCAGGACTGCTTGTATGTGATAAGTGTGGTCAAAGTTACAAGTTTAAGAAAGTACGAGATAAAGGCAAATACGAGTGCCTGACATATAACGATTTAGGAAAAGACTACTGCCCATCAAAAGCAGTACCAGAAGATATACTAATAGCTGAGATTACTAAACTACTAAAGCTAAAGACATTCAGTGAAACCAAGATGCGACAGAAGGTAAGGCAGATAGTAGTAAAAGATAATAATGTTTTAGAGGTGCATTTGAAAGATAGCGTAGAAACGATAGTCTGGAAAGATTATTCAAGGCGAGATTCATGGACACCTGAAATGCGTGAAAAAGCAAGGCAACGAAGTTTAAAAAAAGGAGGTAATGGATATGAGAACGATTACAGTAATTCCACAAACAATTCATCCACTAACTCATGAGCCAAAGAATAAGGCTCGAAAGAAAAATGTAGCTGCATATGCAAGAGTATCAACAAAAGAAGAAGAGCAGACAAACTCATACAATGCTCAAATAGACCATTACACTGCATATTGCTCTTCTAGACCAGATTGGAACTTTGTAGGAATGTATGCTGATAAAGGGATAACTGGCACATCAAGAAAACATCGAGTTCAGTTTAACAAGATGATAGAAGACGCACTTGACGGCAAGATTGACCTAATAGTTTTAAAGTCGGTTCAACGATTTGCTAGAAACACTTTAGATACCGTAGGGCTTGCAAGACAACTAAGAGAAGCTGGTGTTGAGGTAATATTTGAAGAAAACAACATCACTAACTTCGATCCAAACGGTGAACTAAACCTAACCATCAATGCTTCAATAGCACAGGAAGAAAGTAGGCAAATTTCAAGCAATGTCAAATGGGGAAAAGATAAGAGATATAGACAAGGGATTATAAGCGCTGCCTACTCGCATTTTCTAGGTTATGACAAGCATCCAACTGATCCCAAAATNGGATTTATTGTTAATAAGGAACAGGCTGAGGTGGTTAGAAAAATATACAAAGAATTCTTGAGAGGGAAGACTCCAACTGCGATTTGTAAGCTACTTGAAAGCGAGGGTATAAAAACTCCAACAGGCAAAGACAAATGGAGTGTGTCAACAGTCACAGGTATACTCACAAACGAAAAATACAAAGGCGACGCACACATTAGAAAAACATATGTTTCAGACTATCTAACCAAAAAGATAATAAAAAACAAAGGCGAAGTTGAGAGTTTCTATGTAACGAAACACCATGAGCCGATAATAGATAGAGAAGAATGGGAAATCGTGCAAGATGAACTGAAAAGAAGAAAAGAACTCGGTTCAAGTTACAGTTGCAGTAGTACATTTTCAGGAAGGCTATTCTGTGGTGATTGTGGGAAATTATACGGACTAAAGGTTTGGCATTCTACAAGTGAGTACAGAAGGGAAGTATATCAATGCAATGCTAAGTTTGATAAAAACCAACCAAAATGCAAAACGCCTACTTTTACTGAAGATGAATTAAAAGGTCTCTTTCTAAAAGCCTACGCAAAGTTCATAGGTGATAAGAAACAAATAATTGAAGATACAGATGAGATGGTTAAAATCCTATGCGATACAACAGAACTAGAAAAAGACATAGGAATACTGAAGGCAAAAGATGAAGATGTTATCCTACTTGCTGAAAACCTAATCTCTAAAAATGCAATTCAAGCTATGAACCCTGATGAGTTTGAGAGAAGATATAACGAGTATAATGCCGAGCATATTGCCGTCACTGAAAAAATAAACAAAAAGAAACAAACAATCAAAGACAGAAAATCTAAAGCACTGTGCTTGCAAGCCTTTGTAAAAGAATTGAAAAAAGAAGAACAACCTTTGCAAGAGTTCGATGAGATTGTTTGGTGTTATTTAGTCGAAAGGGCAACAGTGAACAGAGATGGTTCGGTTAGTTTTTTATTTAGGAATGGGGCGGAAATAAGCGTAAGTGGTTGAGTTTAATCGCCCCATAGCAAAATGTATTGTCTAGCTGGATGATGTTAGCTATTGATGCTTTGTAAAGCTTTTTGATATATTTCGGTAATTTTAGAATAATTCCATAAATCTCCACCAGCGAGCCAGTTTGCAGGGTGATAAAAGTCAAGAACAATAACATTTTTATCATTTATTTTTGTAGAATAATGCCAGTCTTTATGCGGTTTTTTATAATTTTTTACACCCTTTTTCTTTGTGTTATACAAAATAATATTGAGAGACTTAATGGTATATCCACAAATAATTACAGTGGGGTCAATAAGTTCTATTTGTCTCTTTAGAAAAGCTCTATCCGATTCTGCATACTTATTAATATTTGTCATTATAGAATATCGTTTTCCATTAACTTTTTTTACATTTACAACTGCAATTGAATTTAACCATTCAGCAGAATTTTCCGAGAAAGATGAAGGCAGTTGTGCTAATGTGGTTTTGTTTGTATTAAATATCCCATGCGTCCATTGGACTACTCTCCTCCAAGTTCTACTCTTAATGGGGGTATTATCGCTATCATTAATAAAATTAGAAAGGTAGTCGTCAATTAAATCCCAATCGCTATCCCCACCATAAGCTTCTTTTAGTAAAAATAAAGGTCTAACTTTTTGTGTTTTCCATTTTTCTTTATTAACAATTCCATCTGAAATAAAAACGCTATCTGGATATTTTAATTTCCATTCTTTTAATAAATTATCTAAAGAATTTTCTAAACTAGGATTATACATAAACACCTCCAATATTTTGAAATTCAATTAATAGTATTATAGTGTGTAGGAGTTGTGATTTCAATATGTCTCAAGCTATAAAAACCAGTGTGGATAACCTAGTATTGACTTTGGTCGGGGTGGGGGGGGTAGAATATAACCAGTTAATAGCCTGATTTTAATAATACTACTTTGTGGGGGATATTATGGTTAAAAACAGAAAAATATTCATAACATTAATGGTAATTACACTTTGTCTATGTATGGGCGCAGTGATGTTTTTAAGTGCTTGTGGCGAGGAAGAAACACCTGCTGATAACAACATACGACCAAAGAGGGAAAAGGTTATAGAAACACCAGATGAGAATACAACGGATAATCCAATAGACAATCCTGACGATACTACGAATGAAGAGCCAACAGAAGAAGAACAGACAACTACACCAGAGGAGCCATTAGAAGAAGAACCTGTTGTAGCATATACAGAGGTGGAGTATAAGCAGATGTGTGAGGATAAGTTGGTTGACATTATAGAAAATTATTTTGAAACCAATCGTCCTGATTTCGAATTGGCAAATGTCGATTTTAAAATTATAGACAAGTTAAACAATTTAGTGTACTTTACAGGGGATTTGAAAGGAGATTTTAGGTTTGGTGCAATGACATTTACAGAAAATGTATTTGATTATGATACTTACTCCGATTTATACAATAACAGCTTAAAAAACTTTAATGAGAGCAATATTGTAAGTTTTAAGATGAGAACGGATTTCCTAAATAAGGTAACAGAAGATTCATATAACACATTTTTAGACACAATCGTCAAAGACCAAGCATTTCAAGATGTTTTGGCGACAGAGGACATTGTTATAGCTGATGATGTAAGAGGGTGGATAGATGTTGCAAGTGTTGTTAATGTACGAGAGTTTAATAGAAGGAGTGTTGATGTAAAATTTATTGATTTTAATAACCAAAAAACAGTAGAAGTTAGGGTTTATTCCAATCTCATTATTCAAGAAAGTGGAAATTATCAAGATATAATCGACAACCTAACCATCAAAGAAAAAACCTACACCATTCTAGAAGTTAAAGATTTTGCAACATTCCCAGATCCAGTTTAATTAGAAGGTTAGTATATTATTAGACAGAGGTACGGGCTATGATGGTTCGTACCTTTTTTTTATTTTTACCCAATTATACAAAATTCACTCTTTTACACAAAAACAAGTGGTTAGAATAGGTGTACGGAAATTTTTTGAGGTGTACGGAATTTTTGCTAACTGTACGGAAAGTCTGTTAGGTGTACGGAGTTTTTACGAGGTGTACGGATTGTATCAAAATGTGAGTGTAAGCACATGCTATCACTAAGGTTTTGATATAATTTCAAAACCTTTTATTTTTACAAAACAGTGCGTTTAACTACTTATTTTAAATTGCTTGCAGATTTCGAGCCTTTATTCAACTTGTTTTGATGATTTTTTACGACTAGTTTTTTAATTGCTATCTATCAAAAAGACAATTGCTCTACCAAAAGGACAATTGCTCTACCAAAAGG